AATCACCCACAGCTTGCATGTTATATATGCCTGTTTCGTATGCCGCTTGTAACGCCATTGCTATAGAAAAGAAAGCGTCCCCGTGACCCATTGGAGTCTCTGGAGCTTTTAGTTCATTATTAACTGATAGTATTTGCTCACGTTGTCTACTATCTTGAATTAAAAATAAATTATCAGAGTGCACATATTGTTCAAAAATGTGAGCCATATTGTTTTTTGCTTTTAAAGAAAACGACAACGGGTGCCAAACTCTGTTTAATCCTCTATCTTCAAGCTCACCCCTAGTATTATCAATATAACCTTTTGTAATGTTGAAGTTTTCAGCAGCTTCATTTAAATATTCTATTTGATCTGAATAGTCCCATCCGTCCAACCATGATTGATGTATTTGTTCTACTCTTTCACCTTTACGTTTAAATACAACTAAGTGTGATGGGTGTCTTTTTTTACCTACATCAAATCCTGCGAACACATCCTCATCTTCTGCAAAATCATATTTTTTAGTTGATGGGTGTGACTTCAAAATTGGATCCTCACATTTTACTATATCTTCACTATCAAAATACGCTTCCGTATTGAAGTGTGGTTGTAATAAAAACTCCGATGCAAATGATTTTGGTTTAGCTTTTTGTTGTTGTAGCAACCATTCCTCTGAATATAGCTCAGGCATCAAAACTCTTCTACCCGGTTCAGGGTCTAGTGCTGGCATCTTTCTTGTAACAAACCTATCATCTTTTTCTAATACAGTAAGTAAATCTCCCGGCATCATTGGGGTTCCCACTATAACAACAGGAACACCTTGGTTAGGTATGAATAAAGACTCTGTTAAAAAATGGTCTTCAATTTTATTCATTTGTCCTAATGCTAACGGACTTTCAGGGTCTTTTAATATGTCATCAGCAATTAACGCCCCGTTAACGTGCATACCCCTTTTGAAAGAGAACAATCCTCCATGCATTATTTCTGCACTACCACCATTGCCTGTATCATATCTAAACGTAAAGTCAGCTTTAGGTGCTTTATTGGTCATCATTTCTTTTAATATTGGATTACGATTGACCTCTTTGTTTATTTCAGAAATATGATACTTAGCCATTGTATCACTATAAGATAAATATAAAATGTTGGCACTGCCCTGTACTTTAAGACTTCTCCAAACACTAAAAGCATGTCCTAGTATCGTTGACTTAAAATGTGCTCTAGGTAAAATAGCTAAATAGTTAAGCCCATCTTCAATGCATCGTTCTACTTCTTCTGTGAGCTTACCTACATGCCATGCTCGAAAATACTCTGGGTGGGTAAACCCTTCAGACCATATGTCTCTGGTAAACTCCCAAAAACTGCCTACTGAATATTTATTACTTGATTGTAGTCCCTCGGCTAGTAATTTAAAAGCCTCATCGTAACTAGTTAGTTCATCCTTCGGTGCCATGTTCCCCCATTTTTGCTTTTAGTCTAATAGCTATTCTGTTAACTAAATCTGTATCTTCTATTTCATCTACTAAAATTTGTATCAACTCCTGTATAAATGATAAATTAATTAAGCCTTTCGCAGCTTCTCTTTGTCCTGATAAGCCAATTTCAGCGGCTTTTACAGCATCAAATGCTCTGTCAAAAGTTAAACCATTTAACTCATTCATAGCTTTGTCTTGAATTAAATTGTATTGTTCAAACTGTTCTTCTGTTAATCTTGCCATGTTTAAAGACTGTCTTTCTTGTACTTTCTCCATAGCTTTAGCTTTTGTTTCAGCTAACTTTTCTTTCCAGTCGTCTTGTCTTACCCAAGCATATATAGTTTGCTCACTCATAACGACTCCCTGTTCAGCATTTACTTGATCAGCTATTTCTTTAGCAGAATACTCGTCAGTTAGATATAGTTTTAATGCACGCTGTTTCGCGGCTTTCGGCAGTTTTTTAGGCATTACATATATGCAGCATTAGACCATCCTGTATCAGCGTTTCCTGATTCAATGCTGCCTCCAAATGGACTCCCGTCTGATTGTAATAATTTACTAAAGTCCATACTTTGTTTATTCTTATTTCCCGCTGCGTTAAAGCATTCTGGAACTTTATGTTTAACCCCTCCTGTTGTAGATATTGTTTTAAATTTAATACCTATTTCAGCTTTACTACATATACCCTGTATCATCGCATCTTTTGGACCAAGGGGTTTGTATTCAGGATTTTCTAATAAAGTTGCTATTGTTCTTTTAGCTCCTTCGGGTTGCACATTATGCATACATCTGTAGTAATCACACCATACAACCTTAGCGTATTTCGCTTTAAATTCCTCAGCCGTCATACCTTTTGGTAGTTTATCTTCTACTTTAGTATCTTTAGGCTCAGGCTTATCGTAAAAATATGTTTTACCTTTTTGCCCTGTAGTTTTTTTATAACCTTTAGGTGCCGCCATCTTTGTTCTCCTTTACTGAATATAATGCTATGCAAGCTGCGTCAGCATAATCTTGCTCTGGAAAGTTGTCCCCCCATTTTTCTGTTGCATATTTCATTATATCATCTTTTGTAGCTTTACCGCTACCTAATATATTTTTCTTCCATGTGCCATTATCTACTAATTGTGCCGATATGTCACTTAAACAAATGGTGCCCCACACTGCTCCTACAACTTCAGATAAAATACGCACAACATTTCTGTTCTGTGCAAATATGGGTTCTTCAATTACAGCGTAATCTACAGTGTCTATGTTAATATCTTCTACTAGAATCCTAGCAAAGTTGTCCATTAGTTCTGGAAACCTGTCTTTAAATGATTTTTTAATGCTGCATTCAGCTTTGTATGTCTTTATTAAATTTTCATCTTCATCTAATACAACGACATGAATTGCCTTGCTAGACGTATCTACCCCTACATGTTTCATAATCTTTATTGTAGCGGTATGTTTTCTTTTGTGATTTGTCTAGATGTTAATTTGTCATACACTTTATCTTCTAGTGTATCTCTCTTAAACACAGCTATAGTAGCTCCTACACCAACTGCGAGTGCTCCTACCACTGGTAAACTTTTTACTATTCCTTTTGCTATATCTTTACTTGTCATGTGTTTCTCCTATTATTTATTCTGATTCTAATACTTTCATACCTAATGCTATAATTCCACCTGTACATCCTGTGGCGATCTCTGTATATCCAAAATATACTCCGACACCACTCAAAAGTCCTAACACTATAATTGCTAGGAATATTTGTGGTCTTAGTTTTCCCATCATATAAGTATCCTCCTACTATTATTATACTAAGTTTTAATCAAATCTAGCAGTTCTTAAAGCTACAACTCTAGATATTGTATTCCAACACTGAGTATATAATCTAAGTCTGCCTTCCTCATAAACTTTTGCAGCTTCCATTTCAGTCATTCTTTTAAACAACTCTGCTAAACTTTTGTTAGTGTTCATGATAATCCCACGTGCTTCATCTCTCGTAGGTTTTTTACCAATAGCATTTCGCATCACATCAGCAAACGCTACATTATAACCCTCATCAAACTGTGCTTTCATAGCACCAAGTTTCATTTCATGAGTCGCAACTACTTGTTCTAATATAGCCTTATTACCCCCGTAGATAGACATAAATACTGCTAGCTGTTTATTGTCAGCAGTAATTACATCTGCAAAATCTAAGTCCTCATCTGCGTTTTGACTTATCTTAACCCAAGGCACGGGGTGTTCTTTACGCTCTTGTTTTGCATAGTCTATAGCATTTTGGTAAGACCATTTACTTGTCATTCTTTCCTCCTGTTTTTACACTTACAATACCACATACCTGTACATGTTTCAGGTTCCGTAGTCATTGTCATTATTTTTTCACATCGTTTTAGTATATCATGCCATACCTTTTTATCTCTGTCAACTTTAAACGCTTTTAGGTTTTGGTCATTCTTGTTTTCATACATAACCACACCGTAATCTCTATCAGTTAAGTTAAGATATATCTGTAGTTGTATCATATGTTCGTGTTTTGGAGCTTCTTTGAGATCATGAAAGTCTTCATTCTTTATTGTTTTCAGCTCTAATAAAGCATCTGTGTGTTTATCATGCTTGATTATGAAGTCTATACGCCCTGATATAGGCGGGTTTTCATTTTTAACTGACACTTCATCATCAATATATAACTCTGCTTTTTCTAAGTATTTTTTCATGCGTCCCTCAAACGTGCTTCCGTGATCAAATATTCTTTGAATCCTAGCATCTATTGAGTCCCAGTCTAGCAAACCATTGTAAGCCATGTATAGATATTTATCGCAAGGGTTTCCAAATAAAGACGGATAAAATTTACCCTTTGTTGGTGGGCTATTTTTTCTACTTAAAACATTGTCAATTGATTTTAACAACCATCTATCTTGATTCTTAGTTCTTTTGACAGTGCTAGATTTGCTTTTACTTAAATTGTTTATAGCTTCAATTCCTGACATATTTTTGCCTTTATATCTTTGTATGTTTTTTCTTTAATGTGGACTATTTCATATCCAGCTTTTTGCAGATACTCATCTCTTACAGCATCTCTTTTTGCAAAGTGTCCAAATGGACCGTCTGCTTCTATTATAACATTTATTTCTGTTACTATAAAATCAGGCACATATTTACCCACAGGCATTTGCCATGTGTATCTTAATCCTATCTCGTCAAGCACTCTCGCTATCAGAGTCTCCTGCAAGGTATGACTCTTTCGTGGCATTTACAAGCTCCTCATATTTATCTGGGTTTTCTTTAAACCATGTCACTACTGCATTCATCCCTCTAAAACTCTTTCCATCATAGTCATACATAGCACCCCGTTGTTCAATAGTGCCTTCCTCTAAACCTACTCTGATGTAAGTTTCAATCATATCGATACCACCATCAAACTTGAAAGGTATTATTGCTTGTTCAAACTTTTCCCCACCAAACTTATCTTTCAGTAGTCTAGCATTTATCTCAAACCCCATCCTGTCTGCCATGTTCTTTGAACCACTTTTACCCGGTTTAGTTAACCAAGAGCCTCTAGCAAAGTGCATACAGCAATGTGCAAAGTATTTTTGACCTTCTCCGCCGGGCATAGTATCCATCATTTGAACATTACCCATAGTTCCTCTTGTTTGATTTATAGCGACAAATGCTCCTCCATGTTTTAATTCAGGTATAATTCGCATTAACATTTGATTCCATGCTCTAGATTGCCATGCAATCGGGCTATAAGCTATTCCATCTTCATGTGTATAAATATCATTAGGCACTAGACCTGCTACACTATCCATGACCACTATATCTGCTCCAGCTTGTAAAGAATTTCTAACAGCTTTGAACGCTTCTTCCGAAGTATCAGGATTATACACAATCATTTCTTTAACATTTAAACCACTTTTAGTCATCCAGTCACTATCCCATGATTTTTCTAAATCAATCCATACAGCTACACCACCATCTTCTTGCACGGTTTT